GTACCGCATCGAAGCCGGGTCGAGCGGCGGCGCGCCCTGGTCGAGCCACTTGGCGACATCGACAAAGCGCGCCAGGCCCATGATTAGGCATGCTCCGACCGGATTTGCTCGACCAGTTCGCCCAAAAACTTCTGCGCTGCAAGGCACTTCGTTATCATCTTCTGTTCCAGCTTGGCATCACGCTTGTAGGTGATCGTTGTCACGCGCATGGACGGGTGGATATGGTCAACCTTGTGCAGATCGGTCTGCTCCCATCGCGGGATCAGGTCGTCGGGCGTGCTGACCAGGCAGAACGCAACCGTATGTTCCTGCGTGTCGTACAGGTGCATGTAGGCGCGGCCCTGCCACTCGTACATGGCGTCATGGCAATCGGTACTGATGACCGGGAAGGTATCGACGTTCCAGGAGGTTTTGATGTCAAGCGTGCGGATCTTCGGCACCAGCAAATCGCACTCGCCCGACAGAATGTCGTTTTTGACGCGCCCTTCGTGCTTCACGTACCGGGTCATGTGAACCGTGTTGAGCAGGTCGATGGAATCCTGTTCGCACTGGATGCCCTTGTCCATTTCCTTGCTGCTGATAACCTTGGAGTAGCCATACAGCATTTCCTTGGCATAGGTAGTCAGCGCCGTCTGCGCGCCTTTCGAGAGGCCGCGCGACCAGAATTCCTCGACCTGTGCCTTTTCCTCGTCACTGCGGTTCTTCTTGCGATAGATCGCCTGTTCCGCTTCGTTGAGCAAAGCCATGTTCATTGAAACCGGGTCGGTCATCAAAGCGCCGACCGAGTGCGGGCGAAAGCGCATCATTCTTTCGCCCCTTGCTCGGCTTCGATGGCCTTGGCGCGCTGTTCGTCGTTCAGGGTGTAGGTCTGCTCGATTTCTTCGACGGTGTACTCACCCGCCAGGATTGCGCCCAGCGCGCGCTCGAACGCCTTCTGGCCCATCACGTGCTTTACCGGCTCGGCGGGTTCCGGCGGCTCGTTGATATCGACCAGCCCTTCGCCGCCGTCCGTATTCAGGTGGTGAATGGCATGGTCGAGCCGGTCGGTCTTCGGCCACAGTTTTGACGCGCGCTTTATGACGGTCTTCTTCGCCATTTCGCCCTCATCGGTGAGCCATGGGCAGGTTTTCGACTTCTTCGCCATCACCGCTTTCCATGCGTCGGATCGGTCGCGGATCGCCAGCACTTCATCGCGGGACATTGTTTCGGTGAGGTAGTCGCCATCCAGCGTCTTGACGACGACATACACACCGATCCAGTCGCCGCGATCCTTGGCGAACGGTTGGCGTTTGTGGATTGGCGCATGGTCCACGCCGTTTTCTTCAAACAGGTCCGATTCGTACACCAGCCGCGCTTGCCCCCATCGAATCGAGCCGGACGCAATCGCCAGGTCGAGCAGGCCCATGTAGCTGATATCGAGGCAGATCGCGCCGCCGCGCGGCACCAGATAGGCTTGTTTGCGTGCCGGGTTCAGGCTGATCCCGATTGCTGCGATATTCTTGACCGCCGCCACGACAGACGCGCGGTTTTCCATAGCGATGCGCAGCGAATAGCTGTTCTTTTCCAGCACCTGAACGGCGAATTCGGCCTCGCGCTCAAAGTTGATAGAATGGTCGGACAGTACCGACTGGAATTCGTCCTTGGTGGCGTAAATGTCCTGCGTGACGATGGCGAGGGGATTTTGATTAGTCATCTTCTTTTTCCAGTGCTTTCATTGCGGCCCGGTGTGCGGCCATGTTGTCGGGTTTAAAAGGGTGCCCGGCGCGGTAGATCTCATCGAACTCGGTCAGGAATTCGTCGTGCTGCGCCTTGATTGCAGCGCCGAACGCCTGTTCGTAGGCATCCTGCGAAGCGTCGTCAATCCGGTCGGCCCGGCTGCTGCGGTGATTGTGCATTCTGCTTCTCCCGGTTAATTTTCAATTCCGCCGCGTTGAGCAACGCCCTTGCCTCGGCGGTCTTTTCGGCGCACGGCATCATGTAGCTGCTGATTGCCGCAACCACGCCGCGATGGTAGTACAGCATTTCGCGCGAATCGGCCCCGCAGGTGGGGCTCTGGATCTGGGCGATGGCGTGCCCCATGGCGGTGTCGCCGTCGCGGCGCTGCTGGTCGTACTGGCTCAAGTGGCTCATTTCGCGCTCCTTGCGTTGATCTTGCGCTCGGCTTCCAGGATGCGCCATCCGAGTTGCTGGCGGATATCCTCGGGCGATTCAGGAGGGCGCGGATGCGCGCGGCGCTCGGCCAGGTACACGCGGATCATTTCCTTCGGCGGATGATTGGCGGTCATTGGTTCACCACGATCAGCAGCACGCCGACGATAGCCAAGGGCACCCATTGCTTGCGCTCGCACAAGTCCCACAGCCACGTGCTAAAGCGGGTGATCGGGTTGCCGGTGCGGGTCGGCAGCTTCTGGATGGGCTTCATGCTGCGGCCCCGGTAGCCTTGGCGATGGCGACGAGAGCGGCGCTCTCCAGCCCCAAATTCATTGCACACTGGTTCAGCGCGACCGATCGCACGATGTCTTGCAGCGCAGCCAGCAGTTCAGGCGCGGCGGCGATCAGGCGGGCATTGGCTTGCTGGTTGGCCTTTTCGTCGTCGGCATACATGTATCCATGCACAGGACCACAAACGTTCATGTGGTGATCGGCGCGAAATACTTTGCGCACGACTGGATAGCATCCCTCCGTCTGCACTTCCCACGGTCCCGGTGTGTGCTTGCTCATTTCTTTCCTCCCAATACATTAAGCTGCGGTTTGAACGCCCCTGCTGCACCGGCTACCCCGGCAGCAACAAAGGCCGATTCCACGATGTCGCAGATCACGGTCGTGGTGGTGTTCTGCTTTGCCTGCATCAGCGCCAGGCTGCGGATTTCGCGCATGGCCTGCTCCAGCTTGTCGCGGGCGTCGATCAGGCGCACCAGTTCGCCCGCCCATTCGGGGAACACCGGCTCGCCGCCTGCTTTCAGGTCGGCGTTGTATTGGGTCATGGCGGCTTGGGCGTGCGCCGACAGGCTGGCGGTGTTCAGGGTCATGCTGGCACCTTGGAGGCAAGAGCTTGGCGCGCTTCGGCAATGCGAATGGCGCGGCAATTGATAATCAGACCCCATGGCAGCATGTCGCGGGTAATGCAGCGCTCCACCGATTCTGCAAACTCTTCCAAGTTGCGCTCGGCATGGTCGATACCCTCCTTGGTCGTGTAGTCCAGTAGCTTTGCCATCTTCATTTCCTCTGTCGTTATTGTGGGGCGCGGCACGATGGCCGCGCGATGGGGTGGATCGTCTTAGTGGCTAACGATCATCCAGAAATCCTTGCCCAGCTGCGATTGCGCATCCTGGATCGCGTGGATGTCGGCGGGATCGATATCGGCACGATTCAGGCCGGCCCACTCAGCGTAGTCGTCAGCGTCGAACGGCTTCTGCTGGTCAAGCGCGAAGACGGTCATGTTGGAAATTTCTGCGGCGGTGGACTGGATCACTTCATATGTCAAGCTGGTCATGGTCTTCTCCGGTGGTTGTTATGTGCTGCGATGTAGAGAAGCATAGCGCGGCTAATTTTGGATTGCAAGCGTTATTTGTACGTTTCGGCGCAACAGATTTATCTTGCGTTGTTCTTGTGCGCCGTGATACAGTGTACGCACTACCGCACAAGGAGATTTAGAAAATGACTATCGAAAACCCGCCCGAAACCATGCTTGCCTATGTGATCCGAAAGCTCAATGATCCGTCCTATAACTGTTCGCGGATTGCAATGAAGCTGGGAATGCGCCGCGCCACGTTGAGCGATATCCGCACCGGCAAGATTGAAGACCCGGCGCACTCGACGGTTGAGAAGCTGCACACGTATTTCAAGTCGCTGGCAGATTGAGTCATGAAACTCACCCTCAACCAGTACCTTGACGAACTGATCGTCGCTGCCGGCCTGAAAAACGACGCCGCCTTCTGCCGCTACTGCCGCGTGCATCCGTCCACGCTGTCGAAAATCCGCAACGGGCGGCTTCCCCTTACCGCGCTGCTGTTCTGCCGCCTGCACGAGCGCTTGGGCGTGACCATGGCCGAGATTCGGGCGGTCGTCCATGCGCACGATTTCGCCTGCGACTTGCAGGAGGACTAGTGGACAAGAAAACGTTCTACATGCGAACGCCGCAGGCGCGGGAATCGGCCATTGCCATGATCCGCAACCTGCCGCTGTCGGAGGACAAGCCGCTGATGGTCACGGTCGCCCCGTTCGCCAAGGTGCGCGGCCTCGACGCCAACGCCTATTACTGGCTGCGCTTGGGCGAAATTGCGGATCAAGCGTGGCTGGAAGGTCGCCAGTACAGCGCCGAAATCTGGCACGAGTACGCGCGCCGCAACATCATGCCGGAACAGGTCACGACCAAGGACGGCGAAACCCGCAGCAAGTGGGCCGAACTGCCCGACGGCACCCTGTCCGTGATTTCGACCACGCAGCTTGAAAAGCGTTCGTTTGCCGATTACGTCACCAGCGTGGAAGCGTTCGCTGCGGCTCTTGGGGTGCAATTTTCTGAAAGGCCGTACAAATGAACATTTACCGTCACCAATTCGTATGCGCCTGCCCCGCCAACAAGCAGCCGATCATCTACCAGCTTGAAGTGCGGTCGTTGAAAATGATCTACGTCGAGAAAATCGTCGTGGCTTGTCAGATGTGGCAACAGGAGTTCCACGAGAAAATCGCGGACGCTTTGGAATTACAGTTCCCCGGCACCTTGCAAGTGCTCAAGGCACACCACCATGGCGTCGATATCGAGACGCAGCGCGGTGGTGACGCATGACAGTGCATTACCACGGAACCCCGATCACGCCGCGCACGGTGCTGAACGAGTTGGGCGGGCGCAACTTCTGCATTTCGTTCTGGAGGCCTGACGATGTGGAAGTGTGCCACCAGATCGGCCAGAGCAACATGCTCGACAACGGCGCATTCAGCGCATGGATGGAAGCAATGCGGACGGGTAAAAAATTGAATCTCGATTGGAAAGCGTTTTACGCGTGGGCCGAAAAGTGGCTTGCATACCGCACCACCTGGGCGGTAATCCCTGATGTGATTATGGGGACTGCGGAGGAAAACGACGCGCTGATTGCTCAGTGGCCGCACGGCCAGCGCGGCGCGCCAGTGTGGCACATGCACGAGCCAATCGACCGGCTCAAGCGCCTGTGCGACGAATGGGAGCGGGTCTGCATCGGATCGTCGGCGCAATACAAGGTGGTCGGCGCTGACAACTGGCATCATCGCATGACCGAGGCCATGAACGCGATCTGCAAAACCGGGCGCGTACCGAACTGGCTACACATGCTGCGCGGAATGAACGCGTCGCGCTGGGGCTACCCGTTCGCCAGCGTGGATTCGACCGACATTGCGCGCAATCACAGCAACGGCAAGCGCACCGCGCGCGAAATGGCCGACCGCTGGGACGCGATCCAGTGCTCGCCATTCTGGAAGAAGCAATATCTGCAAGCCGATTTGCTGGAGGCCGCATGAAGCGCGGCGAAATCCAGCGTACCGAGTTCGTGCGCGCCCCCTCCAAAGAGCCGAAACCCGGCAAGGGGCCGCGCAAGCGCCTCTGTGCCGTGTGCCGCGAGTCGTTCCCGAAGCAGCGCATGGGGCAGCAGGTTTGCGGCCCGCTGTGCGCCCGCAAGTTCGCGGAAGCCATCGCCGCGAAGCAGGAGCGCAAGGCCGACAAGCAGCGCAAGAAGGAATCGCTGACGTTGGCCCAACGTGCCGAGCCGGTGCGCAAGCTGGCCCAGCGTTACGCGGTGCTGCGCGATCACGCCTATGGTTGCATTTCCTGCGACAAGGGGCCGCACTGGACGGGCGGGAAGTGGCACGGCTCGCACTTCAAGAGCGTAGGAAGCAATTCCGCCCTGCAATTTAACTTGTGGAATATACAAAAAGCGTGCGAACAATGTAACTACTTCATGGCCGGGAATATCGGGCCTTACGAAACCAGGCTGCGCCAGAAGTACGGCGATGAGCGGGTGGACTGGCTCAAGTGCCACCCGCGCGAACGCGAATACCCGCAGGACTATCTCGACCGGCTGGCCGCGATCCTGCGCAAGAAAATCCGGCGCGCGGAAAAGCGCCTCGGCATCCGTCGATAATCAACCAAGGAGCAGACAGCATGAAATCCTACCGCGTCACCTACCGGGTACTTGGCGACCCCGCAGAAACGGCCATCGTGTTCCCCCTGTCGGCGCTCGACATCATTCCGCAACTGGCCGATTTGCACAGGGTCAACACGGTAGAAGTGCATGTGGTCAGCATGCATGAAATCCGGTTGCCTGGCGTGTTCAAGGTGGCGGCATGACCCCGTCAGAGGCGCGCATGGCCTACCAGCTCAAGCGCCTGAATGCACCAGTCAAACCAGCGAAGGAGAAAACGTGACACAAGAGGAAATCATGCGCGAGGCCATGCGCGGTGCCGTGCGCGCCTACATGCCCGGAACGATGGCGGAAATCAGCGCGGGAACCGGCCTGACCTACGGCGTAGTGCGTCATCGGGTGCGCGAAATGCGCTTGGCTGGACTTGCCCACGTTGGTCGCTGGGCCGATGGCAACACGCCGGTCTTTTACTACGGTCCCGGCGAAGCTGCCGCGCGCCCGAAGGCAAAGAGCAACACCGAATACTCGCAGCAGTGGGAGGCGCGCAACCGCAAGACCGAGGCAGGCGATTTACGTCGCGCCAAGGCCCGCGCGCGCTACCACCTTGACCAGCACAAGGCCAAGGCGAAAGCACGTCCCTGCGGCCCGTTTGCGGCGCTGGGGCTGTGATGGTACGCAACAACCACAAGAACGCGATCAAGGGCGAAATGCAGCGCCAGCACATCTACGGCGTGCTGTCGGTCGAGCCCGCCACGGCAACGCGGGTCGGCCAGGTGCTTGCCATGAGCTACGTGCTCGCCTACGCCCACCTGACGAAGATGCGCGTCATGGTGCCGAAAGAGGCGCATGTCTGGGGCTGGAAGAAGCAGCGCGGCCAGTGGCGCGCGGTCTATGCAGCCGGGAACTATGCCGATGTGCCGCACCCTGACGAACTGGCGGCACTGGCGCAACTGGTCGAGGTGCCGGTATTTATCCGGCGAGAAAAGCGCGGCAGGCCGGCGCAAGCGGCCATCGAAGCGGCAGAGCATGCCGAGCAGGCCGAGAACAGCGCCAAGGCGGTGCAACTGGTGGAGGCGGCAACGGCCAAGCAGAATTCATGGTTGGGCGCGCTGGGGATGTGAGTGTGCGCTTTCCTCAAAACATTTGATCCGACGTAATAAAGTGCTTGCGGAAAATCATAAGCAAGCGGAAAATAATTCTGTCGCTGTTGCATAACGGCGGCGACAAAAGAGCCTTGGCGGGCTACACTACACGGAGCTTCTCAATACATCGTGGCCGGTCGTGTCCGGTTCCGCCAACCTGCTCGCAAGAGCAGGACGGTGTATTTGAGAAGCTTTTTTTATGGGCGGATGAAATGAAAGAACAGCTTTACGTTTTGGCAGTGAATGAAGCGCGGCGCTTCTTGGAGATTGCGCAGAAGCTGGAAGATGAAGTGAGTCTTCGTGGCGAATGCCACCCAGGAATTCCCGGCTACTATCCCCCATGCAAACAAACAGGCGCGATGCGCCGTGCCAGCATGGATTTGACGCGCGCCCTGGCTGAACTTCGCAAGGGATAGGCAATGGCACGCATCCGCACAATCAAACCGGAGTTCTTCACCAGCTCCGATATCCTCGCTTTGACGCCGCTGGCACGCCTCTTTTACGTGTCCCTGTGGTGTGAGGCGGACCGCGAAGGGTTGCTGAACTGGAATCCTGAAACACTCAAGTTTCGCTATTTCCCGAAAGACAAGGTTGATATCGAAAACCTGGCCGGGGAACTCGTCAAGCAGAATCTCATCGCCATCATGGAAGGCGACGACGGGCGCGAATACGCCGAGATTCCAAGCTTCACATCGCATCAAGTTATCAATAATAGGGAATCGGCAAGCATTCTGCTTTCACGCGTGAAAGGGGCGTCACCACGCGTCACAGGGGAAGGAAGGAAGGAAGGGAAGGGAAGGGAAGGGAAGTCGCCAGCGACCGCGCCGAAAGCGCGCTTCGATCCCGTCGAGGAAATGGCCCTACGTGGAGTATTGCCGCAAACGGCGGACGACTGGATGACATTGCGCAAAGCCAGACGCGCACCTGTCACTGAAACCGTTCTCAAGGAAATCATCGCGGAGGCCGACAAGTCCGGCATGTCCCTTGATCGCGCCCTTGCGTATGCGTGTCGGCAAGGCTGGCAGGGGTTCAAGGCATCATGGGTGAAGGACGACCCGGAAGCCGCCGATAAACCAAAAGCGAAGGATTGGGAATGATCGCGCAAAATGCAGAAGCAATCGTTGCGGCCCGACTGAAAGGCCAGAAACCTACCGCCATGGTCATCGTGTCGATGGTTGGCCCGGTAGTGACCGACAACCCACTGGTGTTCGCCAGGGCTGCCGAGCATTACGACTGGCGCTGGGCGCGCGGCCTGGATGTCTGCCTGTACGTTGGCGGCGATGTGGACTGGCAATCGGTGCTGTTGGAAATCGCCGTGCAACGTCCCGAACATTTGAGCCTGTGGGATGACAGCGGCAAGTGGGGAACAGCGGTGTACCTGATCCCGCGCGAAACTGATATCGGCAAGCCGCCGAAAGCATGGAAGTTCGAACTGGACTTTCTGCCATGGATGGACTTCCAGAACGAAGACTTCGCCGCTGGAAGAATCTATGAACGCGACCGCAACGGAGTGCCCTATGCAATTGGTTAAGGACAATATCGACTTCGCGCAGTACATGAAGGACACCGAATCGCACAACGTCCGGTCGGCGTCGAACTGGATTGACGCTACCGTGGCGCTGTTCCACCCGAAAGGCGATGCGCCGCGCGCGCCAACGATGCTGTGGGAGAAGACCAAGGAGAAGATCGCATTCAGGCCGGGTGAAGTGACCTTGTGGGCCGGTATCAATGGCCATGGCAAATCCATGTTCACTTCGCAGGTCGCGCTCGATCTGACCTACCAGGCCGAGCGCGTAATGATCGCCAGCTTCGAAATGCAGCCGCCGCGCACCATGCACCGCATGACCCGTCAGGCGTGGGGCGCAAGACTGCCCGACGAGAACGAAATCAAGGTATTCGGCCAATGGACCGATGAGCGCCTGTGGATTTACGACCACGTTGGCGCGGTCGAATGGCGCAAGGTCATTGCCGTGATGCGCTACGCGCTGCGCGAATTCGGCGTGAAACAGTTCTTCATTGATTCGCTGATGAAATGCGTCAAGGGTGACGACGACTACAACGGCCAGAAGGATTTTGTTGCCGAACTGTGCGCCTTTGCCCAAGCGAACGGCGCACACGTTCACCTGATCCACCATGTACGCAAGGGGGAAAGCGAACACAAAGCACCGGGGAAATTCGATGTGAAAGGCGCTGGCGCGATCACCGATCAGGTGGATAACGTCATCATCGTGTGGAAAAGCAAGGAAGCCATCGAGAAGAACAATGGCGATCCGACCTGTGTCCTGCTGGTGGAAAAGCAACGCAACGGGGAATACGAAGGCAAGCTGGGCTTCTGGTTCGATTCTGAATCGCAGCAATACATGGAGTCATTCGGCGCGCAACCGGCCATGTACGGCATCGATACGCGACGGCCTGGAGGCACCAAGGGCTATGCGAGCAAGGTTCGTTACGATTGGGCTGACGCATGATGCACGCCCGGTTCAGGGGCGCTACCTGTGCCAGCTGCTCGCGCTTTCCAATTGCTGCGCTGGAACGCAATGCACCTGGCGAGTGTGAAATCTTCGAGCAATGGACCACCCATTGCCAATCGGCCTGCGTGCTGTACGAGGCAGCACCGGACAAGGAAGCAAGGCGGGCGGTAGTGCAGAGGCTGAATGAGCAAAAATAATTTGCGAAAGTGCTTGCGTTGTATGAATTATTCTTATATAGTTCAGTCATACCAACCCAACCGGAGCGCCCATCATGAACAAAGCTGACGCAATCAAAGCCGCAAAAGAAGCCGGCCTCACCGTAACCAAAGAAGTTGCTTGCGGCAAAGGCACTGAATTCATGGTGGGCGAAAAGCGCATCCACAACGAGCAGGGCTGCAAGCAGACCTGGAAAGTTGAGGGCAAAAGCGTCGGCGGCGCGACTGTAACCGACTGCATCATGTCGGTGCTCGGCGTGAAAACCTGGTGCGGTCGCCCTTGGGCCTGATCGGATGCGAATTCTGCGGCTACGAGTTCCCCGAGAACTCGGGCCGCTTCGGATGCCCGAACTGCGAGGGCGAACCTTTACCGGAGGCCCGCATGGGTGTCAAACGATCAAACGAAATGAAGGCCGCACTCGACCTGGTACGGCAGGGAATGTCTGCTTATGCCGCCGCCAAGGAGACTGGCATTACCTCGGGCAACCTGTACAAGAGCGCCGAATACCGCGCCATCATCGCAGCACGCAGCACCGCAAAGCCCGCGCAGTAGCGCCCAGCCGGTCCCGCAAAGGGCGGGAATACAACACCAACGAAAGGGTAATCATGGAATACGCACTTTACGCCGCTGCCTTGTTCGCTATCGGATTGCTGGTGTCGATGGTCTTTTGCCGTGCTGCCCGGCTGGGCTGTGAGGATATGGATTGCGACCGGCTGTAGATATCGGTTGACGCTGTTCAACAATCGAATTACATTACAGGTGCTGGGCGGCGCGTGAATAACGACCATTCTGGCACCAAATTCGCTGCAACTGACGGTATCGGGCGCGCTGCGGCAGACCCGAGAGAACGGCAGGGCGGCACAAGAGCATCTGCAACATGACGGAATCCGGGAGGCTAGTACCCTACCCCGTTAAATCGCGCCTGTCGCGCTAGCGTAAAGGGCCGATGTACGTAGCGGTGAACGTAGCCTTGCAGAATGACGCAGGGACCGGCGAACGCGGTCCACCAGTTTCAAGTCCTCGCAAGAGGCCGCGCAGCTTGATACCCTCGGCTGCGTGACTGTCGATTTTATGGGCAAAAGCCGAATATTGGTTTAAGTCGGCCCGGACTGTAAATCCGGAGTGCGCTAGACGCGGTGATGGTTCGATTCCATCTTTGCCCACCACGCTTTACCCGCAGTCGCATCATCTGTCTTTCTCCGTACCAAGCAGACTTCTGCCCGCCCTGCGCAAGCTCGGCGGGTATTTTTTCGTGTTGCGCATGTGAAGCTTTTTGCAAGGAAAGTAATTCGCAGGGGAAAGATTCGGGATATACTACGTCCATTCCCATTGTCAACCCTTCCGATGAGCCTGACCGCCAAGCAAGAAGCTTTCGCGCAAGCAGTAGCATCCGGCAAATCGCAGTCGGAGGCGTACCGCATCGCCTTCAACGTGCGCGCAACGACCAAGCCAGAGTCGGTCAATCAAGCCGCATCGAAACTCATGGCAGACCCCAACCTTTGTTCAAGGGTCGCAGAACTGCGCAAGCCCATCGTGGAAGCCGCGCAAATCACCCTCGCAAGCCACCTGGAACGCCTCAGGGCGCTCTCCGAAGCCGCCGAGGAAGGATCGCAGTACAGCGCCGCTATCAGTGCTGAAATCGCCCGTGGCAAGGCATCTGGCCTGTACATCGACAAGACCGAGCACAGCGGGCCAGGCGGTGCGCCGATTGCCATTTCGGTCAACTTCGTGAAGCCTTCCGCGTGAACGTCGAGTTCCCGCACAAGCTGGAATTCCTGTTTCGGCCAGCCCGCTACAAGGTGGCGCGCGGCGGTCGCGGCTCGGGCAAGTCGTGGAACTTCGCCCGTGCGCTGCTGTTGCGCTGCGCCGAGCGTCAAACCCGCGTGCTGTGTACACGCGAAGTGCAGAAATCCATTCAGCAGTCCGTTCACCAGCTCCTGTCCGACCAGATCGAGGCAATGGGCCTGTCCAGCCTGTTCACCATCCTGAACACCGAGATTCAGGGACCGCACGGGTCTGCAATCTATTTTGCGGGCCTGTCGGACGTGACCGCAACAACCCTGAAATCGTTCGAAGGCGTCGATATCTGCTGGTGCGAGGAAGCGCAGGCCATTTCGGAAAAGTCGTGGAAGATCCTGACGCCGACCATCCGCAAGGCCGGGTCCGAGATTTGGGTGACGTACAACCCCGAACTGGAGTCCGACGCCACGCACGCGCGCTTTGTCACCAGCCCGCCGCCCGACTGCGTGTCGGTGCTGATGAACTACAACGACAATCCATGGTTTCCACCCGTGCTGGACGAGGAACGCAAGCACGCCGAGACCACCATGCGCGCCGAAGACTACCGCCATGTGTGGTTGGGCGAGTGCAAGCCTGCTGTGGAAGGCGCGATCTACTTCGAAGCGATGAGCGCAGCGGCCAAGGCCGAGCGCATCCGAACGGTGCCGCACGATGGCGCGTTGAAGACCCACGTTGTCTTTGACCTTGGCATGGCCGACAGCATGACGCTGATTCTGGTGCAGAAGGTGGCCAGCGAAATCCGCGTGATCCACTACATCGAGGGCACGCAACGCATCCTGGCCGACTACAGCGCCGAACTGCGCGGGCTTCGCCTGGACGATCAGCCGATGAATTGGGGTTCGATCTACCTGCCGCATGATGGTTTCCACAAGCGCCACCAGACCGGCAAGGACGACGCGACCGTATTGCAGGGCTTGGGCTGGACGGTGGACAAGGTGCCGAACGTGGCGGTCAACAGCGGCATCGACCGCGCCCGCGAAGTGTTCCCGCGCATCTACTTCCACAAAGAACGCGCCGCCCGGCTGGTCGAGTGCCTGAAGCGCTACCGATGGAACATCAGCGCCAAGACCGGGCAGGGCGTGACGCCGCTGCACGACGAGTTTTCGCACGGTGCCGATGCCTTCCGCTACCTGGCGCTGGTGGCCGACGAACTATCAAATGACGAGTGGGGCCAGAAGCTCAACTATCAATCTTTGGGGATTACCTAAATGGCACGAATGAGCGAAAACGACCTGCGCATGGTCATCGAGCAGGAGGTTTCGGAATCGACCACGTGGGCCAATTCTGAGCTTACTGGCGACCGCGAGCGCAACCTGCGCTACTACCACGGAATGCCGATGGGCAACGAAGTCGTGGGCCGCTCGCAGGTGGTCTCGTGGGATGTGTTCGAAACCATCGAAAGCGCCCTGCCTTCCCTGCTTGAGCCGTTCTTTGCCGGTGACGACATTGGCGAGTTCGAACCCGCCGAGCACTCGGACGAGGACTACGCCGAGCAGGCCACCGATTACGTCAACTGGCTCATCAAGAAGAAGAACGACGGCTTCATCACGTTCAACACGTGGCTGAAAGACGGCCTGCTGTCGAAAGTGGGCATCGTGCGCGCATGGTGGGACGCCACGCCGGTCATCAAGAAGCAGACCTATCGCGGCCTGACCGATGCGCAACTGTCGCGCTTCACCGACGACGCGAAATGCACGATCCTGACGCACGACGCCGAGCCCGATCCGGACGACGCCGCTCACCGCCAAGAGGCGCAGGCGCAGATGGCGACCCTGCCGCCCGAGCAGCAGATGCAGGTTCAAGCCATGCTGGCGCAGCCGGCGCAGGAACTGCACACGATCAGCGTTCAGTGGGACAAGGGGCCGCGCGGGGTGCGCATCGACAACGTGCCGCCCGAGTCGTTCATCCTGTCGCGCCGCGCCAAGAAGGTGGCCGACGTGTCGATCATGGGCGAACTGCGCGAATACACGCGTTCCGACCTTGTTTCCATGGGATTCGACAAGGACCGGATTGCGAACCTCAGTGATTACGAGGTGGCCGGGTCGCACCTGATGTTCGAGCGCAATCAGGCGATGGCGCAGGGCGTGGCCGACGCCGCCGACGACACCATGCAGCCGATCAGTATGTTCTTCGGCTTCGTGCGCGTGGACTATGACGGCGACGGCATTGCCGAATGGCGGCGCGTGTTTATGGGCGGCAATGACATCCTTGAAAACGAGGAAGTCGAGGATCAGGAATACAGCCTGTGGTCGCCAATCCTGATCCCGCACCGCATCATCGGCATGGCGCTGGCCGATTCGGTCACGTCGATTCAGGACACGAAAACGTCCCTGACGCGGCAATACCTCGATTCGCTGTACATCGCCAACAACCCGACCAGCTACGCGCTGCCGGGAGCGAATCTCGATGACCTGCTCTCCAACCGCATCGGGCGCGTGATCCGCATGAAGAACGCGGGCGATGCCGGGCCACTGCAAACCACGCTGGTTGCCAACGAGTCGTTGCAAGGCTTGCAACTGATGGACACCGAGCGCGAGAACCGCACCGGCATCAGCCGCCTGAACTCGGGCCTGGACGCCGACAGCCTCAACAAGACCGCGACCGGGGCCAGTATTGCCAACACGCGCGACCAGAAGCGCGAGAAGATGATCCTGCGCATCTTCGCCGAAACCGGCTGCAAAGACCTGTTCAAGCGCGTGCTTGCTCTCACCTGTCTGTATCAGGACAAGCCCGCCACGATCCGCCTGCGCAACAAGTGGGTGGAATACGACCCGCGCAACTGGTCCTCGGAAATGGATGTGTCGATCAATGTCGGCCTCGGGACTGGCGACAAGACCGAGACCATCGGTTTCCTGAACATGATGGGCGCGTACTTCACGCAAGCCGCGCCGATGGGCATCGTGTCGCCGAAGAACGTCTACAACCTCGGCAAGCTGCTGCTCAAGGCAGGCAAGATTCAGGGCGGCGAATACAACCTGATTACCGATCCGGACACGGTGGCACCGCAAGCGCCGCAGCCAACGCCGGAGCAGACCCTCGCCAAGCTGGAAATGGACCTCGAAAAGATGCGTCAGGATGGCAAGCAGCGAGACGCCGAGTACAAGGCGCAGGACGCGGCGGCGCAACTAGCACTGAAAAAGGAAATGGGCACCATCGAACTGCAACTCGAAGAAAAGCGCGTGCGGATCGCCGAAATCGAACTCGGCCTGAAACAGATCGAACTCGACCGCAAGCACGCCGAAATGGGCAATGGCCAGGTCACGGACGGCGCACCGAACGCGCTCCTGATGATTGCCGAACTCAAGGATGAAATCGACGCGCTCAAGCGGGCCGAAACCCATATCGTGCGCGGCCCGGACGGCAAGGCCACGCACAGCGTAAAAGTATTCCCGCCACAACAACCAATGACGCAGGAGCAATAATATGGCACTCAAGTACAGCGCGACCATCATCGGCGACCGCCTGACCACGCTTAACACCGATATAGGCACCTCGGCCAAGCTGCGCATCTACAGCGGCACCCGGCCCGCCAACGTGGCTGCCGCGATCACCGGCACGCTGCTGGCCGAACTGATCTGCAATGCCTCGGCATTCGGCACGGTCGGTTCTGGCGCGCTGACTGCCGGTGCGATTTCCAACGACGTTTCTGCCGACAACACCGGCACAGCGACACACTTCCGCCTGTTCAAGTCGGACGGGACGACCGCTTGCGTGGACGGCGATGTTGGCACTTCGGGCGCTGACCTGAACCTAACCAGCGTCAGCTTTACCGCTGGGCAGACGGTCGGCGTGTCGTCGTTCGTGATTACTGGCGCTCCGGTGTAACATGGCCGTCCCCGTCACCGCCATCCACGTGCTGCGCATGCTGTTGCAGGCCGACCAGAACCTGAGCGGCTTGCAGGGCGACATGCGCGCCAACGCGATCACGTGGAAGGCCGCAGCGCAGGCGCAAAGCCAGCCGGTTGCTACGCTCGCCCAATGGATGAACGATGCCGCCACGGCCTACCAGACCCGGCTGGGTTGGATCGCCACCGCGCAGGCCGACGCCGTGCTGTGGCCGCTGCTGTCTTCCATGTGGGCCAAGCTGGGCGGCACCGCAGCCGACTTCAACAGCGTCACCACGCCGTTAAAAGCCGTGGCCGACCAGTTGGGGCCGGTTGCCAAGGGCAGCTATGCGCAGATCATCGCCGCGTGCGACCAGATCATTGCCGCCGTTCCGGCCCCGCTGTCGCTGTGGCCTGAGTAAGCAATGGCGCTCCCGCAAGGCATAAACTTTCGCTCGACGCTGGCATATGTCAGCGACGGGACAAGCGATAGCTTCGAGAACGCAAACAACGCGACCAGTACCGGATCGTATCCACGCACCACCGCGCAGGGCAATACGGTGGGATGGGAATCGTTCAACGGCGGCAATATCCGCGACCGTAGCACGACAGTGGACCATCGCCTGTCGGGCCTGCATTTCATCTCTGTTCAGGCTGATTACCGTATCGACCTGCCGTCGGCAGGCAGTTACAACGTGCGCGCGGCATTTGGTGATATGTCCAGTGCATCGGATACGAAATGGTCGCTGCTGGACACCACGACCACATTGGTGACACTGGCAACGGGGACCAACAGTTCGGCGGGGTCGTTCAAGGATGCAACGGATACGCTGCGCACAGCGGCGGCGTGGCCGAGTAGCAATGCGGCGGTGACGCAAACTTTCGGCACCACAATCTTGCGCGTGCGCGGCAGTTCGGCGGTAACGTTCAACTACATTGCCCACGTTTATGTGGAAGCGGCCAGTGGCGGCGGCATCACCGGCACGCTTGCCAGCACCGAGGGCGGCGATACACTGTCCGCTTCGGGTAGCGTGCTGATCGGCGGCACCCTTGCACGCACGGAAGGGGCCGATACTGCCTCTGCAGCCGGCTCCGTGCTCATTGGCGGATCGCTGGTCGCAACGGAAGGCGCTGACACGCTCGCGGCGTCCGGCTCGGTTGCATCGGGCATCACCGGAACGATGGCGGCAACCGAGGGCAACGACACCATCGCAGCAGCGGGTTCCGCGCTGATCGGCGGGACACTGGCAAAAACCGAGGGCGCTGACACGCTGGCCGCTGCCGGGGCCGTCATCGGATCGGCTATCACCGGCACCCTTGCCGTGACCGAAGCGCCCGACACCTTGGCCGCAACCAACATCGTGGCGCAGCCTGGCGGTGGTGGCGGGGCCGGATCGGTGCGCGACGTGCGCGCCTATGCCGACCTGTTCGACAGGGCGCACAAGCCGACGAAAGCGCAGAAGAAGCGCATCAAGCGCGAGATTGCCGAGGAAGCGCTGGAACTCTTGCCCGACCTGCCGCAATCAGAAGTGATTGCCCCGGTGATCGCGCAACTGGTCTACCAGCAAACCGCGCCCGCGTTCGCCAACTGGACGCCGGTCAAGGCCATGCAGCCATTGCCGCAGGCCGCATACGATGCGATCCACGCGCAAGTTGCTGCATTCCTGCAACAAATTGCCTTGCAAGAAGAAATTGAAGATGAGCAAGTGATCGAACTGTTGCTTTTAGGATAAAATACGCTCATGAGTCTACAAGACGATATCGCCGCGCGAGAAATCGCCCACCATGCAGCGGTGCAGGCCGCAGAGCGGGCATCACTCCTGCTCAACGACCCGGCCATCAAGGGGGCGCTGGAAACGATTCAGGCCACCATCAAGGATGCATGGGCCGATCTTCCCATCGAGAACACCGCGCAAGCCGAACGGCTGAAACAGTTGCTGTGGGCTGCCAAACAGTTTGAAGACATTTTCACCGTCACCATCGCGGGCGGTCATTTCGCCAAGAACGAACTGCTGGCCGACAACGCGCAGATCCGCGCCGACGCCGCAAGAGGACGACTCCATGCCGCGTAAAGCTGCCGAACCACAAGAACACGAAGCCCTCGCCGACTATCTGGCGCGCATCGAGAAGGCGGCCCAGCCGCTGCCGGTGTGCCAGGTTACGCACCCCGACGCCATCGACGGCAACATTCACCAAGGCACCTACGCCGGTATCCGGCTGGTGAAAGGCGACACTGTTGCCGCCCTGCTGTCGGACGGCAGCACGATCTAACCGAATTTTAACGGCCCGTTGAGTCTAGGAACAACCGCTCTGGATTCACACCTCTACGGAGAATTAACCCATGTTCAAGATGAGTAAGTTGCTGAAAAACCTGCTGGCCTTTGCCCTGCCCATGTATGTCATGGACGGCGACGGCGGCGGGGCTGCACTGAACACCGACAATTTCGCGGAAATGCTGGGCGGTGACGACGACAACGGGCAAACCGAGCAATCGGACCCGCAAAACGCCGACGACGCACAGGAAACAGTAACGGAAACCGATCAGGAAGGCACTGACGACGCGCAAGAAGGCGACGATAAGGCCGAGACTGATCCGGACGGACAGCCGGAAACGGACCCGAACGACGCGTTTCTGGAACTGGAAATCAATGGCGAGAAAGTAACGGTATCGAAGGACGAGGCCAAAAACGGCTATCTGCGCCAGCAGGACTACACGCAGAAAACCCAGGCACTCGCCGCCGAGAAACAGGCAACGCAGCAGCACATCATGAAGCAGTTCGCCGAAGTGCAGCAGATGAGCCAGGAAATCGGCCAACTGACCAACATCGACGCGCAACTGAAAGAATACGGCAATGTTGACTGGCAGACGCTGCGGAATGACGATCCCACGGCTTACGCGGTCCACCAGGCCGAGTTCAACAACCTGCGCATTGCGCGCGGGGAGGTGGTCAACGGCATCGGGGCCAAGCAGGCGCAGTTTGCGCAATTGCAGGCAGAGCAGTTCGCTGCCCAATCCGCCGAGGCCAAGGCGCACATGGAAACCATCGTTCCCGGCTTCGGCAAGGAACACATTGCGCAGATGAAGGACGCGGGCACCAAGGCGGGCTTCAGGCCCGAAGAACTGGCGCAGTTGTCCGACAAACGCATGATGGAGGTGCTGTACAAGGCAGCGCAGTATGACGCGCTCAAGGCCAAGACGGAAAAATCCGTCAAGACCGTGGCGGCATTGCCGACCAAGGCAGCGAAAGCAGCCCCGGTGGCAAAGCCGGCGCAACAGAAGAATATCGAAACCCAATCTCGTCGTCTCGCGCAGACCGGCAGCGTCAAGGACTTCGCCGCCCTGCTCGGGATGTCATAAAGGAGTAACACCATGGCACAAGTTGCAAATACTTTCGCTTCGTTCAACAGCACCCGCAACCGTGAGCAGCTGATGAACGGCATCTGGAACGTGTCCGTGTCGGACACCCCGTTCGTCAAGCTCATCGGCAAGGAAAAAGTCGATGGCGTATTCGTGGAATGGAGCACCGACAGCTACGCCGCTGGCGCGTCGAACAAGGTCGAGCAGGGCAACACCTCGGCCATCGTCGCCGTGACCCCGACTGTTCGTCTGGGCAACCGCACGCAGATTTCCGAAAAAGTCTTCGGCGTGACCGGCACTCAGGAAGCGGTCGACAAGGCGGGCGCGAAGTCGGAGTACAACTACCAGCTCGCCAAGAAGATGGTCGAGCTGAAAAAGGATATCGAGTTCGGCTGCTTGCAGAACACGACTTCCATCGCTGCTTCGGCAGGCGTGGCACCGCAGGCGCGCGGCCTGTTCGGTTTCATGGACAGCAACGTGTCGCTCGGCGCTGCTGGCGTAGCTGCGGCCCCGACCACCAACACCGCCGCCGTCGATGGCACGCTGCGCACCTACACCGAGGCGCTGCTCAAGACCACGCTGCAAACCATGTTCGACAACGGCGCGGATATCGACAGCACCTACATCCTGCACCCATCGGCCCTGCGCGCCACCTTCGACACCTTCCTGGCGGGCCAGACCCGCTTCGACAAGGCCGAAGACAAGACCCTGACGGCCACACTGGAAGTGTATATCGGCCCGTTCGGTCGCGTTAAGAACGTCAACGCCCGCCACATGCGCGCCCGTGAAGTGGCGATCATCAACCCTGAGTTCCTCGCGCTCGGCACCCTGCGCGGCATGAAGGACAAGCCGCTGGCCGTCATCGGTGACACGCAGAACGTGATGGTCAACACCGAATGGACGCTGATCAACAAGAACACCAAGGCGCACGGGGCAATTCTCGACGTCCAATGATCTTGAGTAATTAGCAACGCCGGAGGGGCCATCCGGCCTCTCTGTTTCCTCACCAAATTTCCCGCCATGCTTCTAGAATCCACCGCCAACAGCCGTTTGACGATGACCGAGCACGGCGACGGCACGACCACCATTTTGCAATCGACCGATGTGTCTTCCGCGCTGCGCCGCAACGAGCAGATGCGCCGCCACGGGCTGACCAAGACCGGCGACGGCGACCATATCGCTGCCTCGATCCCGCTCGATCTGTTGCAATCGTGGGGGTTGCGCAAGTACGGCGTCGGCTGGGAAATCATCGCCGCCGACGACAAGAAACTGGACGAATTCCTGGCCGAGCATACGGCCTGCCGCATCCACGAAGGGCGCATGTGAACTACGGCCAACTCAAAACCGCGATTGCCGCGCGCCTCGGGCGCAACAACCTCACCGCCGTGATCCCCGACTTCATCACGCTGGGCGAAGGCCGCATGTACTACGGCATGAACGACCCCGACACCGGCATGCGGCTCGACCCGCTGCGCTTGCTGGCGATGCAGGCCACCGAAACGGCCTCGCTCGCATCCTTGCCGACCGGGTTCATCGAACTGCAACGGCTGACGGTTCCCGCTGGTGCGGGTACGCGCGCATTGGCCTACGCCACGCCGGAGCAGTTTGCCGACCTGATCGACACCGCGCCGCGCTTCTACACGTTCCAGGACGGCGGCATTGCGGTGCAGGGCGGCACCCCGGCATCGTTCAAGCTGGCCTATTACAAGAAATTCACCGCACTGGCCGACGATGCCGACACCAACTGGCTGCTGACCAATCACCCTGCCGTGTACCTGTACTCGGCGCTGATCGAAGCCTACGCCCACATCAAGGACGATGCGCGCATTGGCACGGCCGTTCGCCTGTACTCGGCGCAGCTTGCCGCGCTGATCGACACCGACCGCGCCATGCGCCACTCCGGTTCGACCCTGACCATTCCGAGTGCCCATCCATGCTGATCCCGTTCATCGGCTTTGCGCCCGACGTGGACCCGGTAACGCCGGGGGCGCTCACCGATTGCGTCAACGCGATCCCGACCCTGCGCGGCATGGCGGGGGCTCCGACGCCGCTCGATGCGGGCGTGGACGCGCTGGCCGATGTGCCGAGGGGCGCGGCGGTGCTGAACCGGCTCGACGGCGTGCGCCGGGTGTTCGTCGGCACGCAAACGAAGCTGTACGAGCTGTCGAGCACGTCGTGGGTGGACCGCTCGCGCGTCGGCAACTATACCGGCAGCACGGAAAACCGCTGGCGCTTTGCGCAGTTCGGCAATGCAAGCCTCGCCGTGAACGAGACCGAAGCCTTGCAGGTATCGACCGCGACCGGAACGGGTTTTGCCGACGTGGCGACCGCACCGAAGGCGCGCAACATCGAAACGGCTTCGGGCTTCGTGCTGCTGTTCGGCTTGAACTCGTCCTTGGTTGGCGGCGACTTCCCCGACGCGTGGGCCTGCTCGGGCATCTACGACTACGCCACATGGACGCCCGGCCCCGGCACGCAGGCGGCCAACGGGCGCTTGCTCGACACCCCCGGCGACATCAGGGCGGCACGGCGCATCGGCAAGGACGTGGCGGTGTACAAGGAACGCTCGATGTACCTTGGGCGCTATGTCGGCCCGCCCGTCATCTGGTCGTTCGAACTGGTCGCGGCGAACGCCGGGGCCCTGTCCCATGAATCGGTGATCGACACCGGCACCGCCCACGTGTTCATTGGCCGCGATGACTTCTGGCTGTTTGACGGCTCGCGCCCTCGTCCCATCGGTGCGCCGGTCAAGGAATGGTTCTTCGCCCACTCCGATTCGACCTACCGTTATCGGATTCGTTCCTACTTCGACCAGTTCAAGAACCTGTGCTGGTGGTTCTATCCGACGCCGGGAAGTGGCGGGGCGCTGACGGATGCCTTGGTCTACAACCTGAACAACGACCGCTGGGGCAAGGTCTCCCTGCCACTCGACTGCGTGCTGCTGTACCAGGGCAGCGAAACCACGTTTGACGACTGGCCGCCCGGCCCCGATGTGACGTTCAACACCGTTACCGATATGCCGTTCGACTCGCTGGCGTTCGATACCGATTCGGCGGTGATGGGCATCATCGGGGCCGACAAGAAAATCAAGATCATGGGCGGGCAGTGCGCCACTGCATCGCTGACGACCGGCGACATGGGCGACGACGCGATGTTTTCGACCTTGACGCAGGTAGCGCCCCATTTCACGATCCGCCCAAGCGCATCCTCGATGACCCACTACACGCGCGAATTCGTCGGCGACGGGCTCGATACGCGGGGCACCGAGCAACTGGTGGGCAACCGCTACGAGGCATTGGCATCGGGCCGTCAGCACCGCGTCAAGCTCGATATGTCGGGCGATTTTGAACTGGTCGGCATCAGCCCAACCTTGGTACCGGACGGCACCGAATGAAGGTGAGCGCATGCGACTGAATACCGATCCACGGCTGCCGCAGAACGACGACCTGCGCGCGCTGAAAACCCGGCTGACCGAAGTGTTCCGCGATGTCGCCACGCAGGTCAACCTTGCCAGCGAAGGCGCAATCGGCGGGGCATCGAACGCAGCCACAGCAGCGCCAACCGAGGGCAAGTATGCGGTGGGCGATGTGGTGCGCAACTCGGCCCCGGCTGAACTCGGCACGGCGGGATCGAAGTATGTACTTTTTGCATGGATGTGTGTTGCCGCGCCATTGACGTTTGTGCCGCTTCGTTTCCCTACGGGCAATTGATGCTGCGCGCCATCGCTCCGCAAGACATCGGCTTCGAATGGGAGCGCGTGCGCGCCGGGTTGCTGGAAGTGAAAAAGGCGACGACCGACGACTGGCTGCCCGAGGATGTGTATATGTCGCTCAGGCAGGGCGGCGCGGTGCTGTGGGTGGGCGAGGACGAGCACGGCGACTACCTCGGCTTCGTGGTGTTGAAACTGGTTCCCACCTTCCACGGCGCGCGGCTCGATGTCTGGTGCGCCTATTCGGCCACCAATACACCGTTGCTGGCGCGCTTCTGGCCCGACATCCAGGCGATAGCGAAGAATGCGGGCGCGGGCGTGATCGGCTTCGAGTCCGACCGCCCCGAGTGGCAGCAAGTAGCAACCCGGCTTGGTTTTGTGTCCCGACCACGATACGAATTCACGATTTAAGGAGAAGCACATGAGCGGCGGAGCACCCAGCGACACCACCAGCAAGACCACCACGGAGTTGCCCGCATGGGCGCAGCCGTACTCGCAATCGCTGCTGCAACGCGGCGCGGCGCTGTCGGATCAGCCGATGGCGGTCTACCAGGGCCAGCGTACGGCGAACCTGAACGGCGCGCAGACGCAGGGAATGCAGATGATCCAGAACCGGGCACAGAACGGCTCGGCCCCGGTGCAGGCGGGCCAGCAGAACCTGATGGATACGCTGAACGGCAAGTTCATGGGCGGCAGCAATCCCTATCTCGGGCAGGCCATCGACCGCGCTTCGGAGGATGTCACGCGCAACTATCAGGGCGCGGTGGGCGGCAACGACGCCACCTTTGCCCGCTCGGGCGCGTTCGGCGGCTCGGCCTGGCAGCAGGCGCAGGAAGGCGCGCAACGCCAGCTTGCCAAGGGGCTGGGCGATGTGGCAGGCGGCATGCGCTATCAGGACTACGGGCAGGAGCGCCAGAACCAGATCGGCGCGCAGGGCATGGCCTTGCAGTACGGCCAGAACGACTACAACGACGCCGCGCAATTGATGGGCGCAGGGGCCACGCAGTACGGCTACGACCAGCAGAAACTGACCGATGCGCAGACCCTGTTCAACGAGCAGGCGGCGGCACCGTACAAGTCGCTCGATGTGCTGGGCAACACGATCCGGGGTGCAGTCGGCGGCGGCGGCACCACCACCCAGACGGCACCGGGCGCGAACCCGTACGCGCAGGCGGCGGGCGCGGGCGCGGCGCTGTACGGCCTGCTCAAATAACAAGGAGAACACGATGAATAAATGGTGGAAAGCAGGATTGCTTGGCGCTGCGGCGATTGGCGCAACGGTGATGTCTGGCGGCACGGCGGCTCCGCTGCTGGGCATGCTGGCCGGTGAAGGCGCGGCGGCTGGCGCTGCTGGCGCGGGCGCTGCTGGTGCTGCCGGGGCTGGGGCGGCGGGTGCTGCTGGCGCAACTGCTGCGGGGGCCGCTGGCGCTGCCGGGGCCGGTGCTGCGGGCGGTGCGGGCCTGCTGGCGGGCGAGACTGCCGGGGCGGGCGCTGGGCTGCTGGGCGGTGAGGCGGCGGCAGGTGCAGCAGGCACGGCGGGCGCTGGCACTGGCGCGCTGGCCTACACGACGCCATCGGTAACGAGTGGACTCTTGGGCGGCGGCGAACTGTCGGGCAGCTTGGCCGGGACCGATGCGGCGTACGGTTCCGCGCAGGCACTGGCGGCAGCGCCGGAAGTGGGCGCGCCGACCTTCATGGAACAGGCAGGCACCTACGGCGGGCAGGCGGGGAAGGCCGCTTCGACCTACGCCAGCGTGAATTCGGCGGTGGGCGGCAATCCGCCGCCGCGCCAGGCACCGCCGCCGCAGCCGGTGTTCCAGGGTGATGCGCCGCCGATCACGCCGCAAGGACCGTCCGGCCCGATGATGGGCGCGCAGGACACGCCGTTCATGCGCCTCTTGATGGACCAGAAGATGCGCCAGCGCGGCGGCGGAATGTTGGGCTAAGGAGAGATTATGGGCATGTTCGACAGTATCCCCGACTGGCTGCCGGAAGACCCGGCCAAGCACGCGGCGGCAAAGATGGGCCTGATGCAGTTCGGCGCTGCGCTGATGGGCGGGCGCGGCAGCCTCGGCCAGATTCTTGGCGGCGGCCTGCAAGCTGGCATGGGCGGCTACCAGAGCACGTTGGCGCAGCAGCAGAAGGCGGCGCTCGACGCGGCGCAAGGCCAGCATTGGGCGCTGCAAAACAAGGTGCTGCAAAACACGCTGGACGAGCCGATGCAACTGGCGCAGATCGCGCAGGGTGTCGGTCAGCCGGCGGCGGGCGGCGGCATCGCGCCTGTGTCCGCCTTGCCGCAGATCGGTGCAACGCCGCAGGCATCGGCCCCGCGTGCGCCGCAACCGCAGGGCGCAGCGCCGCAGAAGGGCTACGAATATTACGTGAGCCTGGCGCAAGCCTACGCCAACGCGGGCAAGACCTCGGCGGCGCAGATCGCCATGAAGCTTGCCAACGACCTGAAACCGAAGCTCAAGGAAACCCGCGTGATGACGGTGGACGGCCAGCGCGTGATGGCGAATACCTACGAGGATGGCTCGGTCAAGAAGCTCGACGGTTTCGCGCCCGATCTGGAAAAGATCCATTTCCAAGATACCGGCGGCGCAATCAACGGCCTCGACCCGTTCACCGGCAAGCCTTTGATGCCCGCCATGCTCAAGAGTGTTACGCCGGGGGAAGCGCTGCAATCGTCCGACCAGGCCAAGAGCCGAGCGCAGGCAGACCGCCACTTCAAGGCCACGCAAGACGCCGCAGGGGCAAACGATCAGGCACCGATTACCGATGCCGCGATCCTGAACGCCGCCGCGCGCTACAACCTCGACGGCACCTTGCCGCCGATGGGCATGGGCAAGGCTGCTGCTGCGGGGCGTTCGGCCATTCTGAACAAAGCGGCGGAACTGGCAAGCGGCATCGACCCGACCGACCAGCGCAAGAATCAGATCGGCGCAAAGAACGAATTGGCATCACAGGGCAAGGCCGTGAAGGAATTCACTAGCGGCAAGCTGGGCAACTCGGTGCGCTCGTTTAACGTGTCGCTGTCGCACCTCGAAACGCTGGGCACCTTGGCCGACGCGCTGCACAACGGCGATGCCAAGATGGTCAACAAGGTGGGCAACTACTTTGCCGAACAGACTGGCGGCGCAGCCCCGACCAACTTCGACGCGGCCAAGAAGATTGTCGGCGACGAGATTGTGAAAGCAATTGTCGGCTCGGGCGGTGGCGTGCATGACCGCGAAGAAGCGGCGCGCGTGATCGCTTCGGCCAACTCCCCGGCGCAGTTGAAGGGCGCAATCGACACCTACAAGGAACTGATGCGCGGCCAGTTGCACGGCTTGCGCCAGCAGTACGAGACCTCTACCGGCAAGAACGATTTTGACCGCTTTCTGTCGCCGCACGCGAAAGAGGCAGTCAAACCGGTGAAGGACTTGCCGCAAAAGCCAGCCTCGGCAGCGGGCGCAAAATTTCTCGGGTTTGAAAAATAATGCCAATCGCACGCTTCCAGATGTCCGATGGCCGGGTTGCCCGGTTCGAAGTCCCTGACGGCACCACGCCGGATCAGGCCAATACGATGATGCAGGCGCATTTTGCGCCCCCTGCCCAGGCTACCACCCCGGCAGGCATCCCGCTCGACCCTGGCGCGGCGGAACGAATGGCGGCGGAATCAGCGGCCAAGCCGGTGCAAGCGCCTGACGGCTGGGGCGGCAAGATCGCTGGCGCGCTGGAAGTGCCGTTGTCGATGGCGACCGGCATTGTCGGCGGGCTGGCGGGCGCAATTCGTGGCGGGCCGCTGGCAATTCCCTTCTCCAAGGCGAAAGACGCCAAGGCGCTGGAAGAAGAAGGCGGCAAGCTGGCCGAAGCGCTGACCTATCAACCGCGCACGCAGACCGGGCAGGAACTGCTTGGCACGGTGGGCAACGCGATCAACAACAGCGGCATCATCGGCCTGCCCATCGGCCCCGAAATGATGGCGGCAACGCGCATGGCGGCACCGGCTGCGCGCCAGGCCGGGGCAGCGGTCAAGGCGGCGACCGCGCCGGAAGTGTTCATGGCGAAGAACGCGGCCAGGAAGATTGCCAGTATTTCCATGCTGCCGAAGGTCAACCAGGAAACCGCGCAGCTTGCCAGCCGCGCGCAGCAGTTCGGCATGAAACTCACGCCCGATATGCTGTCGGGAAACAAGATCGCGCGCATTACCGGCGAAGCGGCGGCGAAAGTACCGTTCTCCGGTGCGCCCGGTGAAGCCAATCAGGTTGCGTTCAATCGCTCGCTCATCAAGATGATCGGCGGCGACGAAGCGGCGCACGCCATGACGCCCGATATATTCGGCGATGCCTTGCTGAGCAATGGCGAGAAGATCGGCGAGATTTCGGGTCGCACTCATATCCCGATGAACGACAGCTTTGCGCAAGCGCTGGCGAACCACGTTGACGAAGCGGCCAAGTTCCAGACCGAGGGCAATGCCAATATCCTCAACAGCTACGTGCGCGAGTTGCAGAACAAGGCGGCGCAAAATGGCGGCGTGATCGATGGCACGGCATTCCGCACGCTCAATTCGAAGATCGGGCGGCAGATTCGCGGCACTACCGATGGCGACCTGAAAAACACGCTGGGCGACTTGCAGGGATCCATGTTCGACGCCCTGCAAGCGAACATTGCACACCCAGACGACCTCGCGGCGCTGATGGATGCACGCCGCAAGTATGCGATTGCCAAGACCATCGAGCCGCTGGTAGCGAAATCTCCGACCGGCGATATCAGCCCTGCCGGACTGATGGGGCGCGTTACCGCCGATGGCTCTGGCAAGACGCGCATGGCGACCGGTAACGGCGGCGACCTGGGCGACCTCGCGCGAGTAGGACAGCGGTTCCTGAAAGAGCCGGGATCGTCCAACACCGCCGAACGCGGGCTGGCCTACACCATCATGGGCGGCGGCGCGCTGGCAAACCTGCCGGTGACGGCTGGCGTGGTAACGGGCGCAAACCTGTACAACCGTCTGTCCCCGCTGCTGGCGAACCGCATCATCGCCAAGTCGCTGCCGCCGAAGGTGCTGCCAGTGCGCTTCGCCAATGAACTCGCCTTGGCCGAGGAAAGCCCGTTCAGGCCGCGCCCCGCACCAGAACCAGCACCTTACAACGGCCTGCTGACCTTGGCCGACGAGGGCGACCTTGCCAGCCGCGCGCCGGTTCCCGACACGCAGCGCCTCGCCACGCGGCACGACCACCCGACCATCGATTTCCCGTTGCGCCAGGAAATATTGCAGCAGCCGGAAATCGCCGGGGCAGTCAACGACTTCCGCGCCGAGGCCGCGCGCCTGACCCGCATCAAGGACAACGCAATCAGTCCAAAGGTAGCGGCCAAGGCGGCGAACGACCTCGCCAAACTGCAGGCCGAATTCGCGGCAGGCATGGACCAGCTCGGCATTTCCAATGCGGCTGACGCGCATGGCCTGAACCGCCCGCTGTACCAGACCGGGGCCGGAACGCGCCTGCCGATCCAGAAAACCGGGCGCAACATCACGCCGCTCGACAAGCTGCCGCGCAAGCGCCAATAAGGAGCATCCCATGCCAGTCCCAGCACTATTGTCCGACCTGACCAACGATCCGGCCACCAATTCGCCGCAAGGCACCGAGTCGGCCAAGGGCGTGGTCGATGACTACCTGCGCGCGCACGGCGCGTTCATCCGGCAACTGTCCGACGAACTCAAGGGCGCAACCGTGGTCCTTGCATCAAGCGCCACGGTCAACATCGGCTTTGCCAAGAGCGCCAACATCGCCGTCACCGGGTCCGTCACCATCGGCGCATTCGATGTGTGGCCGGAAGGCACGCTCCGGTTCGTCCAATTCCTCGGCGCGATGACGCTGACCCACAACGCGGCAGTACTGGCCTTGCCGGGGCAGGCCAACATCCTTACCGTGTCGGGCGATGCGGGCGTGTTCAAGAGCAACGGTGCGGGCAAGTGGACCTGCATCCTGTTCCAGCGGCAGGCCGGGTTCATCACTGCCTCACAGGTGGCCGCCGCGCTGACCGGGGCCAGCATCAACCCGGCAAACGTCACGGTGTCAAACAAACTGGTGCTGGCCGATGGTACTCTGGCAGCCCCTTCGCTGTCGTGGTCGGGCGCGGGCGATACCGATACCGGCCTGTATCACAGCGGCGACGGTGTGATTAATTTCGTCTGCAACGGCGTGTCGGTCGGGCGCTTCACCGCGACCGGCTTCGAGGCTATCAAAGTGACGCAGACCGCATGACGATCACCGCCACCGCTCCTGTTTCGCTTGCCGACGTGCTGGCCGAACTGCGCGTCGTCAACCCTGGCCGTTCCCTGCCGATCAGCCTGGGCGATGCCGATGTGCGCAACCTCGCGGGGATCGCCTCGGGGCCGATTGCGCTGGGCGACCTCAAGGGCAAGACCTCCTACATCGCCATGAGCGGCAGCATGGACGATGTGGATATGTCGGCCATCGCCAATCCGCCGGTCAATATCAATGTCGATCATGCGGTGTCGATCACCATCGCGGGCGGGCTGGCCCCGTTCACCTATGCATGGTCGCACGTGTCCGGCCCCGGCACGGTCGATGCCGTCAATGCCGCGTCGTCCGTCGCCCACATGCCGGTGGCGCACGGGTCAAGCCCAGGCGCGGTGTCGGTGCAGACCGTGCAATGCACCGTCACCGATGCGATGGCGAACATCTTCACCCGTCAATGCAGCGTCACCCTGACGCTCGAATAAAAGGAATCCCATGCCAGTCCCATCCAGTATTGACGACCTGAACGTTGTTGAATCGTCCAACTCGCCGCAGGGCACGGAAACGGCCAAGGGGGTAATCGACAACTACTTCCGGCGTCATGCATCGTTCATCGCCGTGCTGCGCGATGCACTGACGGGCAAGGCGGCGCTGTCCGATCTTGCCGCCAGCGCGGGCGCATCGCTGATCGGCTTCCTGCAAGCCGGAACGGGCGCGGTGCTGCGCAGTGTGCAGGATAAGTTCCGCGACCACTACGACGCCAAGGATTTCGGCGCTGTGTGCGATGGCGTCACCGACGACACGGCGGCGATTGTCAAGCTGATAGCGCATTGCAAGACCAACAGCAAGCGCGCTGAACTGAGCGGGACAATTGCAGCGAAGACCATCGCCATTACCGATGCGATATACAACTTCACGCTGCACGGCAACAACGTGACGCTGTATTCCATCGACACGGCAGCGCAGGAGGGGTTTATCACCCTCACCAACTGCGTCGATTTTCGCATGACCGGCGCATGGCATATCTACGGTCAGGATGCAACAAACTATGCGTCAATGGTGCGCATCAAGGCAGTTGCCGGCACCAGTCAGGCGGCCACCCGCATCAGCGTGGAAGGCGTCACGGTACGCCGTGCCGCCAATGCGGCTTTCTGGATCGGCACTGACAACAACGATTACCAGTGCTCGGAAATCACGCTAACGAACTGTCACGCTTTTCAGACCAATGTGTTTGTGCGCGGCGAAGGTTCGCAGGCTGGCGCAACCTTTGTCGGCTGCACGCTGGTGGCCGAGCAGAATCCGGCACTTGGCACACGTCCGTTGCAAACCTGTCTGTTCAAGGGCGGGTTCTGGTACATCGTCGGTGGCGAACTGGTGCAGACCTCGGCGGCGGCGGGCGATGTGGCGCTGGAATGTCGCCCCTGCAACAGCGCGCCCTACCATAACCCCTACCCCATCGTGAAGGTCGCAAACTGCCACGTTGAAAGTTCCGGCGTGCTTCTGTATATCAACAATATCGACGGGCGCACCACGCCGCGCTCGGACTGTTCTTCGATGGCATTTTCCAACTGCGGAGGCTATGTCGCATCGGGCGGGCCGCATGTAATCGACAGCACCGGCGACAACACTTATGCGGGAAAAATCGCGCTTCTCAACGGCTGCGACTTCTACGGCGATTTTGGGGTAAACCGCACGGCGGCGCATATCGTGCTGGGCACCAATACCCGTCTCGACATTGACGGAACGCCGTTCGGCCAGTCGTTCAAGCCGGGGCTGTCGGGCATTGACTCGGCCTATTCCGGCAAGCCACGCCTACGCGGGGAAACCATCCTCGCCATGTACGGGGCGACGACTTCAATTGCCGCGACAGGCGGCACGGTCGTGAATTTCCCCTCGATTACCGTGACACCGGACAGTGGCTATGGCCTGACTACCTATTCGGCGGGAAGCTTTCCGGCCCCGCAGTCGTTGAAGGACGTTCAGATTTCATTCCAGTTGTCGTTCGCCACCGCTGCCGCCAATGCCGATGTGTGGGTCGCCGTCAACGGAACGGCGGTGTATTACGCGCCGCGCGTCAGCGACACATTGCGCAGCGGCTGCTGCATTATCCCGGCGCTGGCATCTGGCGATATTGTCACCGTCCGCGCCAATACCAACACCGGGGCGGCGATTGCACTGACGGGAGGCCAGGAAAATTTTCTGCGCATCGCGGCGCGCACCAACTAGCTAGTTGCAGATTTTGAACAAATAGCACGAACGGGAAATATTTCTTCAAAGAACGCGGTAAAATTGCCCCATTGAATTAAAACCATCACCCGCATGACTGCGGGGTTAGACCCGAAAGCCGCCATCCCCATGACGGACCAAAACAACGCAGTCAGCATCGCACGGCTGGAAACCGAGGTGTCCTACCTCAAGACCAGCCTGACCGATTTGAAAGCCACCAACGCGCAGCAGAGCGCGAAACTCGATTCCATCATTGCCACTATGGCAGAAGCGCGCGGCGGCTGGCGCACGTTACTGCTGATCGGCGGTGCAGCGGGCGCGATAGGTGGCCTGCTCGGTAAATTTCTCCCACACTTCGGCGGGGCATAGCCATGAGCATCGAATCCATCATCGAAGGCGTCATCGAGCGGGAAAAGGGCTACGCCAACAACCCCAACGATACTGGCGGGGAGACCATGTGGGGCATCACCCGCGCCACCGCCACCCGCAACGGCTATGACGGCCTGATGCGCGATCTGCGGCGCGACCAGGCATCCCTAATCTACCTGCGCGAGTACGTCACCGCTCCCGGTTTCAACAAGGTAGCCGCAATCAATGCCGCGATTGCCGAAGAGCTGGTCGATTCGGGCGTGAACTGCGGCCCCGGCCTGCCCGGTCCGTGGCTGCAACGCACCCTGAACCTGCTGAACCGGCAAGCCAAGCTGTTCCCGGATCTTACCATCGACGGGCAGATCGGCCCCGCCACCTTGACCGCGCTGCAATCGCTGCTGACCTATCGCGGCAAGGACGGCGAAACCGTGATCCTGCGCTGCCTGAACTGCCTGCAAGGGGCGCGCTACATCGAAATTACCGAAAACCGCGCCGCCAATGAAGAATTCTTCTTCGGCTGGATGCTTAACCGTGTGGGGGTGGCATGAACTTTCTTATCTTCGGCGCTGGCATGGTCGCTGGCGCTGCGGCGTTGGCCGGGGGCTATTTCTGGCTGCTGCGCAAACGCGGCGTGAACGTCGGATGAGCGCGACCGACTGGTATCTGTACGGCTTCGCCTCGGGCGCGGGCTTCGCCCTGATTTGCGTGGTCTTCTGCATCGTGGCCGCATGGCCTGACCTCAAGCGCTACCGGCGCATAGGATAATCTCATGGACTGGAAAACGCTCGTAGGGACGGTCGCGCCGTGGATTGGCACCGCACTAGGCGGGCCGCTCGGCGGGGCCGCTGTGGGGGCTGTGGCGGACGCCTTGGGCCTGTCCGACAAGACCGAGGCCAGCATTAAGGCGGCGCTGTCGGGCGTGACTCCGGAACAGATGCTCGCGATGAAAACCGCCGACCAGATGTTCGCGGTCAAGATGCAGGAACTTGGCTATGCCGACCTTGAACGGCTGGCCGCGCTTGCCGCCGACAACACCAAGGATGCGCGCGCCATGCAGACGGCCACGCGCAGCCAGATCCCCGCCGTGCTTGCGGTGCTGATTACCTTCGGATTCTTCGGCATCCTGATCGGCATGCTGCGCGGCGACCTGACTGCCACCGATAACCAGGCGCTCTTAATCATGCTGGGAGCGCTGGGTGCCGCATGGGGCGCGGTAGTCAACTTCTTCTTTGGCAGTACGGCAGAGAGCGGGCGCAAGACTGAACTGCTGGCACAGGCACCGGCCAAGTCATGACCTACCGCGCCAAGCCTCCGCACGAAATCGCCGGAGCGCGGCGCGAAGCCATCGCCTCCGGTGCCAAGCTGATCCCGGTCGGCCATTGCCATTGCTGCTTCTGGCAAGTGCCGAAGGGCGCGCTGTGGTGCTCAACCTCGTGCGCGCAAGATTACGAGAAAGAGCGTGCGGAATTTGCCAATGGATGAGGTGCGCGAGGTCACGTTCTCGATCCTCACCACCCATTCCACCGGGGCCGCTGACGGCTCGCCATTGCGATACGTTACCGAGGATCAGCTAGAGCGCTATGAGGCCGCCCAGCGCGAACTGGACGACCTGAAAGCCACCGATGCAGTACGATTGGTGATCCGGCTGCGACGGTGGCTGGCTTGGCTGCTGGTTATTTAAACCGCAGCTTCGGCGCTGCCGCTGCGAATGCCGGGGCGAGCAATTCAATTGCGATGCGTTCTGAAATTGCTGTCAGCATTGTTGTTGCAATCTTCTCTTGATCGGCGCTAAACAGGTCGAAATCGCGCTGTACCTCAAGCCGCTTTCCATTGACCATGACCGCCGCCATGACCATGCATTTTGCTTGGGCATAATCTTGACCAACATGGATCACGCAATCGACCGGCGTATTTTCCAAACGGATCGACTGGATCACCTTGGCGCGTGCTGCCGCCTCCATTTCTACTAGGAGGCGAACGGATTCGTCAGTAGGCGCACGCTTCTCTGTGCTGGTCACGGTGATATGCTGCGGGTACGGGTCGCGCTGGTAGTATCGGTCGAACATTATTCTTCTCCTTGGCCTGCCGGATCGTGGGCAGGCAGCACGTTAATCGGTAATTTCCAGCGCCGATCCCAGCCGCTCCTGCGTTCTGGTCGCAGGTACAGGATGCGCGGGTTGTACATCCTTCTTGTCGGCAACAGTCGCAATTGCATCGGGGCCATGATAATCCTTCGGTAGTGGTGGCGGCACGTAGCGCGGTTTGATCTTGGGCTGGCCGAACGCCAGCGCGTGGCGTTCGGCAAACACCTCGGGCGTGACTTCGAACGGGCGCGAAGTTGATCCCTTACCCATTGGCTTTCTCCTGTGCGCCTGACTTCAAGGCGCGAATAGCGCGGGCTGCCTCCCACACGTTCCCGTGAACCTGCGATTCCTGGCGAGCATTCGGCCACATCATCATGCGCTCGCACTCGGTAGCCGCTTCTTCCAGTGCCGCATCCCTTGCGACAGGCGCTCCGACAGGCTCTTGGGGCGGTAGCCGGGCAGCAAGGCCAGTCACATCCCGAATAAAATCATCGCGCTTAGTCCATTCTTCGATGTAGCGCCCCTCCGCCAGCATCAGAACCTTGACGCCAGGACGCGACGACGACCAGAATTCGTACACACGGTACGGAAGGTCGGTAGGCGCTTGCCGAGCAGCACTGACAGCCTTCGCCAGCATGCCCGCCATGTATTCAAATTCGCCCGGTTCGACCGGCTCGTAATCCAGCGCGAAGGTCTGCACGCCGACTGTAAAGGTCATCTTCGGCCCATTCATGCCGAAGGTCAGCGGTTCTTTCGGCGTTGCGGTAGGCGCTTGTCGAGCAGCGGCGCGCACTGCGATGCGGCGTTGCTTTTCGCCCCATGTGTCGATGAACGAATACAGCGCCGACAGCGCGAGAACGCAGTTAGGGTTTCGCATCACATCGGCAACCACTCGCGGCAAGCCGTCAGCGTCAACGATGGTCGGGCTTTGCGAACTCGGCGGCAGTTCCGGTGCCGCTTGTTCTGCTGGCAGAGGTGCGGCGTCCCAATCTTGATCGAGTTTGGCCGGGACGTATTCGCCAATCAGTTCTTCGCTCATTTCGGTTCCTTGGTTTGGTTAAGAAGGCGCTCGACATCGGCAAAGCGCACAAGTTCGCCAACTGTCTTTTCCACTATGCAACCCATAATGAGGTCGAGCCGCCGCAAGCTCGCCAGATCGGGCCGCGCCTCGCCAGCATTTGCAGGGATGGTGCCGTAATTGATTACGGTACCTTTTTGTTCTCCGACGCTCACCGCGCCGGAAGTGGTCTGATCGTATGCAGCCAGTGCTGCACGAAGCTGTTTAACACACCATAGGCTATCGGCCATTGGCGGGTTTTTATCGAGGTAGGCGATCACGTTGCGACACGCTGTCACCACACCGGACTCATCGTGTTGCCCAGCGGGTGCCGACTGCAAGGCGGAATTACAACCAGACCACGGAGCCGGACCTTCCGCGCCAATGTTGCGGAGAATCACCGCCTGTATCGGTGCTGGCTGTGCTGGTACTGCTGCACGACGGCACCACATTGCGACTGGCGACAACACATCAGTCCCGGCGCATTCGGTATATTTCCCAGCGCAAGTGGCTTGAGTGGTCCCGTTGTATTGCAATGTCTTTGCTGGGCCGCCGCAAAAAGGACATGCTGGTAGGCCATCGCTCAGGCCATCAGCGCCAGGTATGGGGAGGGACATAATTTCGCTTCCTTAGATAATTTCGAGGCACTTGCCACACTTGCCGCAATGGCGCGCTTTACCCATGCCGTAGTTAATCATGTGCCACTTACCACTGTCGTGTTCGCAGCGGCGCGTTTCGATGAACCACCACTTCAGCCAAGCGAAGAAGGATTTCATTGCTCGCCCTTGGTCTGGTTGGATTGCCCGGTAGGGGTGGCGAGATACGAGCGGATGCGCGAAATGATGCTGGTGCGCTCTGGCTCGTCCAAGTACTCATCGAGCAGCGCGATTGCCACGCCTATCTGCCCCTCGCTCACCGCTACTGGTGCAACTGGTTGCGCGATAACGAGGGCGGCGCGGATTCGGGTTATGACGTTCGCCAATGCCGGACCTGATGCCAAGCCGTCATCAGCGCGCTCGTCGCCATATTGCGTGATCGCATGGATAATGTCAGTCGGCACTTGTGGCGGCATGCTCGACTGTTCGGCGGTCGCTGGCGGGGTGGCAGACTCTAACGCGAATTCCGCCGTCAGCGCGCGGCGCTTCCAGACCGCCAATTCTTCACGCGCATCAACGTAGTACGCCTGCAAGTCCTTGCGTTTCAAGTTGACAACCGCGCTGGTTGCATCGCGAGCCATATCCTCGTGCATCCACAAGTCTTCAATCGGGGTAGCATTGCGGTCTGCTGCTGGTACTGCACCGACCGACTCGATGATGGACAGGTCGATGTGCCCCATGCTCGGCTTGTCGAAGTCGGGATTGGCATGATCCGTCCAGCAAATCGGCAGCGACACGGCAAAGCGCCCGTTCGGCTTTGCTTCCCACTGATACGCGCCATCACGAGTGATCCCACATGCGGCAACGGCGATGGCATGCGCAAGCGTGTCTTTGTCGGCAGCGTCTTCGCGCCACTGCATCGCCATCAGGTCGAAGTCGCGGCGGGTCGAGCCATGTAGGCCGATAGCGTAGCCGTGCTCTCTCGCCGCCTCTCGGATGGCTGGCAGGCGCGACAGGTAAAACGCCTCCATTTCTTCGATTGTGCGAGCATCGAACCACGTGCCCGGCACATACGGCGAGGCGGATACATGCTCCTGCTGCGGTTCCAGACTTGCCCCTGCTGCAAGAACGGCGCGCGCAAAGCCAATTTGCGCATCATATTCTTCCTGCTCAGGCCGGGTCATTGGCTGGCCTTCATCAGCCCGATACTTCGCCGCCTGGAATGCCTGCAATTCAAAGGGCAAGCCGATTTCCGCGATCCGCTCGTCCGTCAGGATCGTTACTGGCAGGACGGGGGATGCCTGACTCTTTTCGGCGGTGCGGTAGCCGTCCAGCCATGCGCGGAATGCCATTTCGATTGACTGCACCTGAAAGCTTCCGTCAGGGTTTTTCAGGATCAAGCCACGAACAAATTGCTGATCGTACTGCGGCGTCATCTGCTCGACAAACAGCGCGCGCAGGTCGGTTTGGGGTGCTGCTGGGGATTCTTTGGCGGTCATGCTGGCTCCTGGTTAATCGCCGCAGAAGCAGGCGATGGATTCATCTTCGTCGGCGAACAGGTCTTGTTGCGCCAGTGCGTAGTTCAACATCTGCTGGTAGCTGGGCCGGTCGTTGCGGAATGACCCGCCATTCTCGATTTTGGCGTTCGTGATGCTGCCTTCCTGCCCGATCCACCAGGCCGCACGCGGCGGCTCGGCCTTGATCGAGGTGAGAACGATGTTCGCGCCCTTGAGGAAGCAAAGGTCGCAGTTGCCTTCCATCGTCACGCCGTTGACGGCGCGCAGGCCGAGGTCGAACGGCTGCGACTTCCAGAAGGCTCCAACGTGCTTCTTGGTGACCCCGGCATCTGCCAGCGGCACGGCGCGTTCCGGTCCGGCATGACCGCCGCTCGGGTTGGCGCGGATTTTAGCGACCCGGCGCGGCTCGTCGGCGCGAATGCCAACCATGTCATCCCAGTCGGTCCAACCAATCGAGCGCAGGTATTCGCGCTGCGGCATGATTTTCAGTTCGACCGTGCAGAACCGGGCCATCGGATTCGGCAGGTAGTTGCGCTTTTTAATGATGGCGGCGAATGGCTCGCCGTCGCGGCTGGCCGTGTCAAAATCGACCAGTGCAAAACCCGCCTCGTCATTGCGGTACTCGATCCAGCGGATCGGCACGCCCCAGCGCTGGCTGCAATCGCGTACGAATTCAAGCGTTTCCTCGCGCTCCTTACCTGTGTTGGCAAAGCACACCTCGACACCTTCCGGCAACTTGCCGCCATGTGCTTGCAGCACGCGCCAGAGCATATAGGCCGAGGTGCGCCCGCCAGAGAAGCTGATCGCGGTTGGGCCGTCAATCTTGAACGGGTCAGTCACGCTTGCCCCTCTTTCGCATCCCCTGTAGCAGACTCCGCGCCGGTCGCGGTGGAAGGGGTGGAAGGGGTGGGGCTGACTGGAGCGGCGTCGATGTTGCGATAAAGCACGGGGCGCGAAGGGTATGCGTCGCCGTCATCCAAGACCAGCCAATGCCCCGAAGGCCACTCGCCGCTATAAATGCAGCGATGAACGCCAGTGCTGCCCGCTTCGATGACTTCAAACTCGCGACCATCCTTGGGGCAGTAGATGGCCTCTGTCCAGCCCAACTCCTTCAAGCGCAGCCACGCATCGAAGTAGATGCTGCGCGCGGTGGCTTCATCCGGCATCAGTTCAGCGCGGGCGCGTTCTCTGGCCTTGACCTGCGCCATGATCGCGGCAGCCTCGCCGCGCCGGAGCGGCTCGTGACGGAATCCGCCGCCTTCAACGGAGAACGTTTTGTGGCCGACAATCTCGTCTGCTCCAGCCACGCCGCCCGCATCCTGTTGGCTCGCCGGTTCCGCGACCGATACCGCAGCAGATGGAAGGGGAGCATCCGGGACTTCCGTCCCGGAACTGGCCTGATCGATAGCCAGCAATTCTTTCAGCGCCGCCAGTTCGTCCTCAGCCTTGGCAGCGCGTTCCAGCATCGAGCCGTAGTACTTGCGCGCCTCGGGGTATTCCATGCCTTCATATCCCGCCGCGTCAAGCGCCGCCACCAGCGGATAAACATGCTCCGACCAGTTGACGGTTTGCAGGGCGATGATGCTATTTCGGATGTCGTTGATCGCCAGCAAAGCCCGTGCGTTCGCATCACGCTGGCTGGCCGGTTCCGCGCGCGAGGGCGGAAATAAAAGACCATCCTGCACGGCAAGCCGATAGCCGTTCCAAGCGTGCTGCGTGCCTGGGCTGACATACGAGACTGAGGTATCGCCAGCGCGCACCGCCACACGACCCAATGGGAACAGCGGATACTTGGCGCGCATCGCAGCCTCAAACGCTTCCGGCTGCGCCTCTTTTGCTGCTCGGCTTCCAGCCAGGAGGCTGTCAAGGTAGGCGGCAAAATGATAAACGATGCCATCCACTGTCAGGCTATTTTCTTCGTGAATCAGATCGTGGATGAACTCGTTGAATTTTTCATCGTCTGCAATGCTTCCCCCTACGGCATTAGCCGGGGAGGCGGTGTGCGCGGCCATGGCCTTTTTGTAGTCGTCCATCGTGGCAAACATGCTCAGCGATGGGCGCGGTTTCTCGTTCTGCATCTGTTCTCTCCTTGTTATTGTGGGGGCTTACAAGCTGGCCGGGGTTTCCGGAATGACTTCGACCGTGTAGCCGAGCGCCTTGATGTGCTCGATCACGGCGCGGGTCAGCGTCGTGGTGCCAGCGATTTCGGCGAACAGATGCGCGGCAGGGTCGCACGGGTAAATCAGCTCTTTGCCGTATTTGCTGGCGATTTTTACTTGAATCTTCATTGGGCGGCTCCGGTTAATTAAGGACTAGAGCACTCAATATACCGCGCAAGTCCAATTGGCGCAAGTGATATTTTTACGCCGCTTCCTTGATGCGCGGTTTCAGCCCGACAGTCTTCTTTGGCGGCACCAGCGTGGCCGCGCCGTCGAACGGCATTCCGGCCAGTTCGCGGATGTATTTGATTGTCCAGCCGGTATGGTCTGAAATGGCGACCATCAAGTTGCTGCTGACGGGGCGTTGGCGCTTGTAGATCCGGCCAAGCTGCGAGCCGTGAATCCCGATCACGAACGACAGGCAAAACAGGTTCGCGCAGCCAAGATGACGCGCAGTGGTGTTGATGAGCCTGGACGGGGTATAGGTGCGGCTGGCTAAGTCAAAGTCGCCGGGGTAATTCGTACGCATCGCTTTGCTCCTTGAGGAAACTCAGTTGGCGGGAATCTTGACGGACTAAAATGTAAATATGGGTGCGGTTGGTCTCGGGGTCGCGGTCGTCGCAATCAGCCGAATTTGCACGCAGCGCCAGTTCGGCAGCGCGTAGGCACACGCGCCAGTGCTGGCCCTTGAACACGCACCCCGCGCAGTCGCG